CGAAGGGGCAATGACGAACGAATCAAAGGTCGTCGTGCGCTCAATGGAAATCTCCACCTTCGCACCGTTGATGACATCGGTTTCCAGGTTCAGGTCGGCAAGATCGACCGTCAGCACGCGCAAGCTGGGCATGTCCAGTCCTCAAAGGTATTGCGGCTTGACGCGGGCCGCCTGCCGGGTGCCGTAGCCGTGGTTGGCTCGGGATAACGCCTTGTCGCGCGCATCCTGGAACACCGCTTCATGCCGTGCGCCGTTGGCCGCGTCATACCATGCCTTGCCCGGCATCAGCATCAATCGGGACAGCGCGCCGGACGTAATGGCATCGCGGTAGTCCTCGAACAGCAATTCATCCACTTCCAACTGAGACTGGCGCGGCTTGAGCGCCACGACGGCCACCATCTGCACGATTTCATCCGGCACGCGGTCCAGAACGATGACATTCGGCGAACGGAAGGCGTAATAGCGCGCCGCGCCGGTTTCCGATGTCCATGTCGGGTCCGTCTTGTACAGTTGCTCCACCGTGCGCTCCTCCAGCGGAGGCTTGCGGTTGTTGAAGTTCAGGCTGCGGACGGACACGCATTGCGAGTAGGACGGGATTTCGAGCTGATAGGTATTCACGCCGACGATGGTGCTGATGGTCGGGCACTCGTATCGCCAAATCATCGTCTCGGCGCAGAACCGGATAGCGGCCTGCCGGATGGCGTCGAAGCACATCGGACGCGGGCATCCGTGGACTTCCGCCTGCACGAACGGAAGCCAGTCGGTCATCTGGATATTCGCCATGGATCACCCCTTCACGATGGCCGGTTGCGCGCCCTTGTCGGCGGCTGTGCGGACTTGCAGCAGGTTGAAGAACGTATCGCGCCGCCCGATGGCCTGAGAATAGTTCGGGGAACTGTCCGTATCGCCGCCCCAGAGGACGTAAAGCGACCACTCCTTGAGCGGCTGCGAATACACATCGTCAACAGGCAGGCTATCGGCAAGCGCAACCGTGGCGAAGCGTTGCGAGTAGAGGATTTCCGCGTACAGTCCGCCTGACGGGACTGCCGGGTAGGTCCAGTATTCTCGCGGGGAGAGCGGGTCGAAGAAGAATTCGGCAACGTAGTTTCCGGAAAGCTGATGCCATCCGGGCGAAATGTCGTCCAGCGTGGTCATGTCGCCCTGGTGGATGGCGCGGCCGATAGAGGTTCCGTCCGTGCCGCGATTGCGGATCATGCGGATGAAGCGCACGCCGTCAGACGGCAATGCCTGCTTGGTCCCCGGAGCCAGCGTCACGACAGCGGTTTTTGCCGCTGCGTCAGGCCGGTAGATGCACAAGGCGCTGATGGCCTCGTTGACGGCCGCAACGATGTCTGAATCGCTGAACGTGACCGCATCGGCGTCATTCAGTGTGCGGCGGATACTGGCGACAAGGGATGAGACAAGCATTATTCAACCGCCTCCCGGCGCGTGTACTTGCGCTTGACGCGCTCGCCTTGGGGTTCGGTGTCTGCCGGTTCGCTTGCGGCATTGGCGGCGTGCTGCTCGCGCTGACGTTCGGTTTCGCGCTCGGAATCCTGGCTCGCCTTGTCCTCCAGCGAGGCATGACGGGCATGTTCGCGCACGATGTCCGCCGCCGTATGGACGGCGTAATCCATTTCCACGCCGAAGTCCGCCTTGAGCTTTTCGGCAAGTCGCGGCTTGGCCGGGCCGTCGATGCCCATGACATCGCGGGCGTAGTCAAACAGCCACTTGTTGCTCACGGCGTCCACGTCAATCGCGGCGAGGCCGGTGTATTGCGGCGGCAACGGCTCGGGATCGGGTTGCCAGTCGGCGGCTCCGGGAATCTTGAAGCCTTCGCGGATACTCAGGAAGCGGTCGATGTGCGGCTGATACGCCACCTCCGCGACGTGCGGCGAGTCGAAATTGCCGTCAGCAGGCTTGAAGTGGTAGGTGATGTCCTCACCGCCAGCCACCGGCATCGGAATCTCCGTGCCTCCGGCCCGCTTGATGATGTGCTCGATTAACATGGCAGCCCTCTTGCGCCAGACATGAAAAACCCGCTCACCGAAGGCAAGCGGGTCGGGAAATCAAGGCCCGTCCGTGGGCCGGTTGCATCAGCCTTCGTAGGCTTGACGCGGGCGGTAGGTGACGCGGAGGTACACTTTGGCCCCGGTGGTCGCGGCAGCACCGCCGCCAGTGCCGACCTTGAGGCCGACAATGGTGTCGGCGGACAAGGGGCCATGGGTCAGACCGGCCGCCGTGTCAGCTTTGCGGTTTGCCACGGCAGCAGCAGTGGTGGCATCGGCGATCAGCGTAGCCGCGGAGTCCGTACCGGCGGCATTCAGGATGCCGACAAGCGCGGTGCTCGACGAGCCCAGCGTGGCGCTGATGGTCAGGGCGGCATCCGTGATGACATGATTCTGGGGAATCTCGACCATCTGGATGATGTCGCCGGAGCTGAGGGTGATGCCCGCCGGGAAGGTGTAGACGCCTTCGTAAATCTTTGCCTCCCCTGCCTCGGCGGACGAAGGCGCGGTGTAGAGCGCGTGATCGGAAACAAGAACGGTCATGTCTGCTGCTCCTTAGTAGGGCTTGGCGGCAGCGGTGTCCAGACAGACCGAGTTGACGTCGGCGCTGTTGAACTGCGGGCGCTTGATGTTGAGGATGGCGTTCGTGCTGATCGCCAGTTGGTTGTCCATGTCGAGCAGCTTCTCGACCCAGGCGAAGCGCAGTCCGTCACCCGGAGAACCGAAACCGGCAACCAGGGCTTGACGACCCATCAGGGTGGCGCGAGCCGCCGCGACGTTGCCGCCGGCCCCGTAGTCGGTAAAGCGGATGTTCATCTTGTGCTTGTGCAGCACGGCACCGCGATATTCACCGAGCGCGCCCTTGAAGATTTGACCTTCGTAGCCGACGGCGGTGATGGCGGCCTTCTGGATGTCCATCCAGCCGTTGGTTCCGGATTCCTGACGCAGACTGTTGGCCTGCCAGTTGTGCATGACGATGACGTACTTGTCGTCGTTGCCGATCTGCATCGGCTGGATGCGCACCACGTTGTCCGTGCCGCCGCCTTCCGTTTCCGCGTAGCTGATGAGCTTGTCCAGCGCAGCCAACTTCATGGTGTCGTTGGAGGCCAAGGTGGCCTTGGAGGACGCGGAACCGGCATACAGCACATGCGAGGAGTCGCGGGCAACCAGCGAGGAATTACGGATCGGCGAGGTCGAGGACAGCGGGGTGATGAAGTCGCTGTTGGCACCGCGCGCACCGGCGAGGTACATGAAGCAGCATTCATCGAAGAAACGACGCCACCAGTCCGTATTCAAGTCCTTCGCGATCATGCGCAGGTCGTTGACGGTCTTCTTGCGGGTGTCAGCGCCACCGGCATTCACACCGCCGCGCACTTGCGAAATGGTGATGCTGTCGGAGAAGGCTTGCAGACCTTCCAGGTTGCCTTCGAGGTTGTCATCCTCAAAGGTCGGGCGCTGCTTGAGCTGCATGAAAATATCGTAGGAAATGGTGTCACCCTTTTCCTTTTCGAGATCGGTCAGCAGTTGCAGGGGTGCATTGGGGACGCGCGCCGTGGTCATCATCCGCTGGCCCCAATAGGACTCGGGGATAGCGGACTTGAACAGGGCTCCGGCGTAGAGCTTTCGCGCGAGCGAGCTACCTACGGGAATCGTGGTTTGTGCCATGGTCATCACCTTGGATTGGCAATGGCACTCTTGCGCCCTGTTGGATTACAACGGTGTCCGGGGATTCAATGCGTAATCGAACCTGTTGTCCGGTCTTGTATTCGACATGAACACAAGTGTCACCGATGGTTATATTCTGCCCTACTTTCAAAGTCCTGTATAGCACGTTGAGCGCCATGTCAAGTCTCACTTCATGCTGAGCAGAAATGCCTCTTGCTGCTCCGCCGTCATCTTGGCAAAGGCAGCCTCGATTTCCGGTCCTGACTTGGACGCCAGGTCGGTGTATTCGTTCCCGCCGGTGTTGGTCACGACAGGCGGCATCCCGCTGATCCCGGTCGGGACCGTGTTTGCCAGACGCGCGGCCTTCTGCTCCGGCGTTTCGCGTGCCGGTGCGGGTTTCGCGTGCTGTGCAGGCGCTGCGGCGGGTTGCTCGATGTCGTTCAGGGTCCGGTACTGCTTATCGGCCAGCGCCAGCAGTTCGGCGTCTGTCTTTCCGGCCATCTTCGGCAGGTTTTTCAGCGTCTGGAACAGGCTTCCAAGCGCGCGGGCGGCGGTGTCGTCCTTGTAGATAGCGTTGCCCGGCTGCGACAGGAACGTGTTGACGGTGATCGTCAGCGGGTCTTTTGCCGCTTCGAGCGACTGAATATTTCCGCTGGCCTCGTGTTCGGTTGCCGCGATGTCGTTCAGCTTGCCGGTGTTGGCGTTGTACTGGCGTTCCAACTCGGCGCGCTCTTGCTCCAGGGCGCGTTTCTGCTTGTCGTACTGGCCCTGGGTCAACTCGCCGTTGTCCAGCTTGTCAGCCAGTTCGTCGAGAGCCGGGTTGATCTCGCTGTACTTCGCCGCGAGTTGCTTCTGCGCATCCTCCAGTGCGATGCGCCGTTGCGTTGCCGTCAGCAGGGCTTGCTGCTCGGCGGCCAGTTGCGCTTCGATGGCGGCGGTGTCCGGCTGCGCCGTCCCGGCTTCCGGCTCCGGTTCGGAATCGGCCGGTTTCGGCTCGGCGGCAGGCGCATCAGCGGGCTTTTCCGGCGCTGCTGCCTGGGCATCATCCGGCTTGGGCGCATCAGCCTGTTTCGGATCATCGTCCTCGTCGGTGAGGCTCTCGTTCAGCTTCGGCGTGGTGGACGCCAGTTCGCCGGACTCGATCAGGCGCGACAGCTCGCGTTCGCCTTCCAGTTCGGCTGCGGTGAGGGTTTGTTCGGTCATGGCTGATTACCCCTGCTCGCTCAGTTTCTGTTTGAGCGCATAGCCCATCAGCGGCCACACCTTGTTGATGGCGTTTTCGCGGGCGATCTTGCGGCCGATTTCGGCGTCGAAGTTCTCTGGCAACGCGCAGGCCGACTCGCCGGTCACGGTGAATCCGTTTCGCAATACGAGGACGCAGAATGTGAGCAAACCCAGCGGGCTTCCCTCTCCGTGTCTAACCTTGTTGCCGGATGCGCCATTGACTCCATCATCCGCCGTGAAATAGTGCTCCTGCCTGATTTCCTCCCGGACGCGATCTAAGGTCACGCGCGGCGCGGTCAGTCCTTTGGCTTGGATTTCGGATTCGATTTGTTGGTCGTTCATAGACTCTTGCCTTACGGTTGTTGGGAAGTTTGGTCTTGCTCATCCGGAACGTCTTGCGGCTCCGGATGTGTGTCGGGTTGCCCCGGCATGTCTTGCGGATCAGGTTGCGCNNTGTTGCATGTCCTGCGGCTGCATCGGTTGCGGTTGCGCCGTCGGTGTCGGCTGCTGCTGACTTTCCGGCAGGCCCAAAATGCTGTTGATGCCGCGCAACAGGTCATCGGCAATTTGTGTGAGTTGCGGGCTTGCCTGCACCATGCCTGCGGACTTGATGGCTTCTTGCAGAGCACGGGCCTTGTCGTACAGCGCGATGACGGCGGTAGCGTCCGCCTTGCTGCTCAGGCTCTTGGCCTCGGCTTCGATCTTGGCGATTTCGGCCATCAGCTTGCGCTCGGCAATCTGCTGCTGCCGCTGTTGTTCCTGCGCTTGCGCCTGCTCGCGTGCCTGGCGCTGCTCGTCCGGCTCGTCCGGGTCCGGCTGGCCGGTGATCTGGCGGATGCGGGAAATGATCTGCTTGCGCTCGGGAATGTCGGTCAGTTCGATGGCCTGTTCCAGCATCGCAATGCCGATGGCCGGGTTGCCGGTCTGCTGCGCAAGCTGGCCGCTGAACTGGATCAACTGGTCGGCCAGCGCCTGCCGGATCGTGACGCGGTAGTCCTGCTGGTTGACGATGAAATCCGCCTGCTGCGCCGTGATGTCGCTTTCCGGGTTGCCATCGTTGATGCGAACGAAATCCGGCTTGCCTGACGATGGCCCGGAAATGCGGAATACCATCGGCTCGTCCATGAACTGCTCGCACAGGGACAGGGCTTGCTCGCCCTCCAACTGCCGCGCCAGCGTGTCATTGTCGAAAAACACGGTGGTGATGATGCCGCCCTGCTCCTGACGCGCCTGAATCGCCACACCGGAGGTTGCGTTGGTGGGCAGGCCCATGTTTTCGCCGGTAACGCCGGAAATCTGGCGGATGTAGGCGCTGTCCTGCACCGCTAGGTCGATGTGCGGCTGAGCAAGCTGGATGTTCTCAATGATTTGCAGTTCGTGTCCGCGTGACTTCTCGATGATCGAATCCGGCCTGGCCATTTCCTCTTCGAGCTTGCTGATGTCGTCCACGGCTCCCTTGTCCATCACCACGCGGCGGGTGGACAACAGGTGCAGCGCCTTGTTGCGGCGGTGGTTCAGGTCGCGCTGCGGGTCGCGCATGGATCGGATGATGCCGGACGGCATTCCGGTCTGGTTGTCGATGAACCCAATGCGTGGAATGTACGGTATGCGGTTGTGCCGGTACGGGCTGCGTTGGTTCCACAGCAGGGTGCCGCGCGTGAATATGGCGCACCAGGTCTGCATCCGGTACGTCTCGGTGACGCGGTAGGCTCCGGAATTGACGCCGTTGGCGTGCATGGCGTTCTTCTGGTCATAGACCTCGCCGTTGTGCCGACCGTCGCCGCGCAGCACCTTCACGCGCTCCGGTTGCTTGTACCAGCACTCAATGACCCGCACCGCCTTGCGGACGGACATATAGCCGGTGCCGAACAGGCCGAGCGATCCGGTGGCGACGTCGAATTGGTTGAATTTCTGGTAGTCGTATGACTGCTTGGCGGTTGCCCAATCCTCGCTCTCGCGCGTCAGGCGGTCCTTGAATTGCGGGTAGGCCGTGGTCAGTTGGTCGAGGTCAACGATTTTCGTCTCGAACACATAGCGCATGTCCGCGCAGTCCAGGCGGCGCGAGGTGTCGTCGCGGATGATGTTGCGCCATGGAATGTGACGCATGGTGATCTGGTATTCGCCATCCTGATTCAGTTCATAGCCGACCTTCGTCCATCCCATCCCGGTGCGAATCATGTCCTCGAACGCTGCCGAGTGCTGGAATGCCGCCTTGTTGATGTCGAAAACGTATTTCATCAACTTGGTTTTGACCTGCGCCGGCTCCACGTCGTCGTCCGTGCGCGGGCTGACCTGCCAGTCCAGCTTGGTGCGGCGGTAGGCTCCGCACACCCACAGAACCGTCGGCTTGATCTCGTTGTACTGCAATGCGGCCTGTCCGCGCGCCTTGTACAGCGCCAACTCATCCTGGTCGAATTGCTTGTCGTCGAAAAACCCGTCATCAATCGCCCGGTCGATCAGCGACAGTTGCGCGCGGTTGATGGCGTTGTCGTAGAGGCCGTTGAGGTAGGACAGTTGCCGCCGCTCCTCGCCAGACTGCGGAATCAGGTACGTCGTCTGGTACGGCATGGCGTACTCTTGCTCGTTCATCGCGCATCCACCAGCGTTTCACCGTTTACAGCGATCACGAGGCCGGACTTGTCGGCGGCCTCCATCATGTTCTTGCGGTCCTGCGCCTCGGTGTCGAGGTCCGGCTGCTTGCACAGGTCATCCGCGAAATCCTCCAGCATCGTGCGCACGACATGCTCATCGGTGATGCTCGGGCTGACAAACAACTGCGTGGCGATGTTCTTGGCGTGCTGCTCGATCAAATCCGGCTCGCGCACATGCCACAGGTCTTGCAGGCGGAAAAATGCCGTGCGACCGAACCCGAACGTCTTGCGGCAGAAAGCCAGCGCCGGGCCGTCATACGGATCGTCGGAATCCTTGATGTCGATGTTCGCCATGAACATGGCAATGCCGTTCCGGCACGCCAGCGGCAAATGCTGATGCACTACGATGTCTGTCATGGTGTTTACGCTGCCCAATGGGGTCTGGATCGGCCCTTGCTTGCCGTTGATGTCTTGCGGTAGCCCTGCGCGTGCTGGCGCAAGGCGTCTGCGGCCTCGGAATGGCCGTCGAGCTTGTATGGAATGTCCTGCCATGTTGCGGCGCGGGTATTCCATGTTTTCTTGTAGCCGTCGAGGTGCGCAATACCTTCCTTGCAATGCGCCGCGTCGAACCAGTATCCGGAGAACGCATCCCGGAGTTGCTGGATTCCGGTTGTGATGTCCGGAGTGCGGTCCACCGTCACGAACCGCTGACCCGGCATCAGGTATTGCAGCATTTCCCGAGGCGACTTGTTGACCGTCGCTTGCTGGCGGACGTGATCGGCATCGTGCGGCAGGTAGTGCGTCTCGAATACCACGCCGAGCGATTGCAGCCATTTGACCGCATGAGCGTAGGGTTCACCCCATGCCTCATAGAACCGCACAAAACGGTCCTCCTGTCCCACGCGCTGATGCACCCAAATCGCGGTGCCGTCGCTATTTCCGATGTCCCAGAACGTGTTGCAGGGGACAGACGGGATCAGGGGTACATTGCCGATGCGGCCATCCTTGCGCGCCGATGCCAGTTGTTGCGTCAGCCAGCAACCTTCCGTGGAAACCTGGAATGCCTCGTCCACGGTAGAGGGATACTCCTGCCACATGCGGGCGTGATCGCCGTTGAGGTCGTTGTCGCGGGTGGCGACGTACCAGGCTCGCTGCTCCGGCGTCAGCGCCCTGCCGATCTTCGACTCGACGTCAGTGAAATACTCGGCATCACGCGGCGAAATATCCACGCCTTCTGCCTGTATCGCGTACTGCGCTTCATCCCACCAGGGGAAAAAATGCAGGCGGTATTCTTTCTGGTTCAGTGCCTTCCCGGCCTCTTTCAGTGCCTTGGCCTTCTGCACCATGCGGTAGTAGTCGCCGTCCCTGCCTTCCGCCGTGGACTCGATAATGACGATGCCGTTCGTGGGCACGGCCGGGATTGAGCCGGTAATGACTTCCTGCGCCTTGTCGGGGTACTTCGCGCAAATCTTCCCAAACTCGGAGACATGCAGCCGGTGGATGGTGCCGGATCGCATGGAGGTCGCCACGCGGATGCTGCTGTTGTTGTGGGCAAACAGCAGTTCGTCTGCCGCGTCCTTTTTCAGTGGCATCGCATCGCGCAATTCCGTCGGCAGGTTCTCGTAGGCGAACTTGACCTTGTCGCGGAAAATGACCTTTGCCGCCTGTTCATCCTGGGCGACGATGCCGCACCGCATGTTGGAGACAAACAGCGCCGTGTCGAGCCAGATGATACTGACCAGTGTCGTAAACCCGAGCTGCCTGGCCTTGAGAATGAGATTGCGATGCCACAGCCGCTTGATCAGGCGACGTTGCGCCCTGTTTGGCAGGAACGGCTGAACCAACGTGTCATCGCCATCCGAACCCTTGACCATGATCTTGTACAGCTTGCCGCTGCAAATGCGCCACATGGGGTCCGACAGGCACGCCTTTAGTTCTTCATGCGTTGTCGGGCTGGCGTATTCCACGGCGTCAATTTTCGTTGTCGTCAACGGATGCAATAACCGGCAACGTAGCTCCCTGCACTGATGTCAATAATGCCTCAATAGG